CAAAAAACTAGACCTAGGGCCCCGTGAGCTGGCTTTCTCACGTGCACTAGACTAGAATGTAAGAAACACGTTTTACACAATGTTTTTGAGTTATTACTTACATTATTTACAAACTTAATCTAAGGTTAAACTTAAACTAAGGTTCCGAAGTACTGTCATAGTCTCTGCTCATTCCACTGGATTGTGGATAAGCAGACCTACCCCCTCCGCACCTATGACTCGACGGACTTACTCTACTTATTAGTATTTACAAAGCTATTTTCAGATTCAAAATTAAAATTTGCAATTTCATAATACCAAGGCATATCCATTTTCATTTCAGGGGTTTGATTTATTATCGCGTCTGAGCCTTCAAAAATCTCAGCATCGCGCTCCCACCAGGATTTACACTCAATCTGTAAGCCAATTTCGTTGAGCGCTTTCTTTACTTTTTCATAGTGATTTTTGTAATACTCTGGGCCCTGGGAGTAGGCATTGTCAAGTGAAGCTCGACAGCTTTCCAGAGTAGCATCTTTTGGATCAGCTGAACTATGACACCAGTTGACACACTCTTCTATTGAAGTAGTGTCAAGCGGTGCTAGCCAAATACCACTTCTAGTAGGATGTTCTTTAAATCCTCTTTTTAAGAAAGTAGCTTCATATATACTAGTATATGGAACCATTTCTGAATTTTTCTGAGCAGGAGTGACTTTAATACCATGTTCTTTTAAGTAATCTCTAATTGTGAAAGCATTAAAAACATTAATAATCATTTCATTCACACTCATAATTAGATCATCACCATAAACTACTAATCTAACAAACTGATCAAAATAATAATTAGAAGCATAATGAGGGGCATGATCATTCATAATTTCTAAATAAGTCAATCTTACATAAAATAAATTTGGAATACTGTTACATTCTCCTGTCAGTGGTGAACCAGAACTAATTCCATTAACTGTTTGATATACTACATTACTACATAAATGTACAGGATTAATAATATCATTTTCTAAAAGCCATCTAATTCTATTTACATGTTCTTCGCTGGCGCCATTGTGAATATGCCAATTCACAATCGCCTCAGCGGAAGCGGCTACAAGTTGAGACATGAGACAAGGGCCATAATTAGAATAATCCAAAGTTATAATAAAAGGACCAGC